ACTACCCCACTCAAGAATATTTTCATTTAAATCACAGTAATGACAAAACCTACGTTCCCAACTACTACGGCATATGATATTGTTAGCATTGCCTTTATATTTCTTTGGGAATGATGGTTTATATTTACTTTTAATACTTTCTCCCATACATAATATATAAGGTTAAAAATTATTTATAAATGGCCAACCCCGCCGAAAAGGAAGTAAGAAGAAAAAGTGTCGATGATGTCAAAGTAAACTTATTACGACCATCATTAACCTCATACTTTGCTGTTCAAATTCCTCTTCCAAATGGAAAAGTAAGATCCAAATTAGAAGAAGTTCTTGGTGCAAATCAAGGTCAATTAAATCTTCTTTGTACTGATACATCTCTTCCTGGTTCACAACTAACCACGATGGATATTAATAATGATAGGACTGGTGTGACGGAGAAGCACGCATACCGTAGAATGTTTGATGATAGAATTGATTTTACATTTTATGTTGATGCCTCAAATTATCTTCCAATTAGATTTTTTGAAACTTGGATTAAAGGTATTGTGAATGAAGATGAAAAATCTAAAAACATTAATTATAATTACAGACCTACATATCCAGACGAATACGTTGCTGATCAAGGACTGAAAATATTTAAATTTGAAAGAGACTATCAACAATTCATGACCTATGAATTCATCAGATCATTTCCTTTGAGCATATCTTCGATGCCAGTATCATATAGTGGAAATGATTTACTGAAGTGTACTGTTTCTATGTCATACATTAGATACATTCAGAGTGGACCGAATAGTAATATCTCATCTAAGGGTTCTCTATTAGATGTCTTTACTCAAGCAAGGGAAAGTCTCCTTAGTGATCTAAATGCAAATCCATTTTCTTTTGAACCAGGAAGATTAGGAATGGCAATATTTCAGGGTCCAGATGGTGTCACACGAAATGCAGCAACTGGACAACCTATATAAACCTCAATAAATAACAATACTGAAATACATCTATAAGACATTATGCCTTTACCAAAGATTGCAACACCAACATATGAGTTGGAATTACCTTCAACTGGAGAATCAATTCAGTTCAGACCCTTCCTTGTAAAAGAAGAAAAAGTTCTTGTTCTTGCGCTAGAGAGTGAGGATACAAAACAAATTACGACTGCAATCAAAGCAGTCATTAAGAGTTGTGTTCAGACAAAAGGAATTAAAGTCGAAGCACTTCCCACATTTGATATTGAGTTTCTATTTCTTAATATCAGAGGAAAGTCTGTCGGTGAAAAGATTGAAGTAAATATTATTTGTCCTGATGATGAGAATACAGAAGTTCCTGTAAGTATTGACCTAGATGAAATTCGTGTTCAAAAAAATGATGAGCACACTCGTCAAATTAAAATTGATGATACACTTATGATGGAGATGAAGTATCCATCTCTTGATCAGTTTATTAAGAACAACTTTGATTTTGAAAATAAGAATGCAATGGATCAATCATTTGATTTGATTGCATCTTGTGTTGATAAAATTTATTCTGAAGATGATGTATGGGCAGCAGATGATTGTACTAAGAAAGAACTCAAAGACTTCTTAGAGCAGATGAATTCATCTCAGTTCAAGTCAATTGAAACATTCTTTGAGACTATGCCGAAGTTGTCACATAAAATTAAAGTGACAAATCCGAATACAGAAGTTGAAAGTGAAGTTGTACTGGAAGGACTCGCAAGTTTTTTCGCATAGCCCTGGTACATATGAGTCTTGTTAGTTATTTTAAACTAAACTTTGCCTTGATGCAGTATCATAAATATTCATTAACTGAGATTGAAAATATGATACCATGGGAACGTGACATTTATGTTGCGTTATTGGAACAGCATCTTGAAGAAGAAAAATTAAAACATCAACAAGCGAATGGCATCTAGGGCGACTCAAACTAACACTGGTATAGATCCACAGATAGCAGAGTTGCTTGGGTTAGACTTTACTGCCGACTTAGATCGTGAAGATTATATTTCTCTTCTGAAAGAGAGGGTGATGGCTGGTAGAATGTCTAGCAGCAAACTCTCATCAGAAGAAACTGAACTTATTACTGATGAATTTAAGAGAGTAAAGAGAGATACTCGAAAGACATTTAAAGTAAAGAAGACAAAGATAACATCAGATACATTTAAAAAGAAAACATCATCTATTCGTGCTGGTTCTAATCAAAAATCACTTCCAGGAACTGGTAGGGGTGGAGCACTTACTGTAAGAAAAACTAAAATTGATCCAGGTGCTCTGGTTAAATCTGGTGGTGAAGAAAAGGAACAGAGTATATTAGAGAAAATTTTAGCAAGTGTTAACTCAATCCTTGGAACTCTAAGGGAAGATCAAAAAAGTAAGAAAAAAATTGCAGACCAAGAAAGAAGAACTTCGGAGAGAAAAAAGAGAATAGGAAAAGAAAATAAACTGGAGAGTGGAATATTTAAAGGTTTAAAAAAAGCAGTTGATAAAGTTTTAGCACCATTTACAAGTTTATTTGATCGCATTCTCAAATTCATAGGAACTATCTTAATTGGAAAAGTTCTTAAGAAAGTTGTTACTTGGATGAGTGATCCCGAAAATGAAGGAAAACTTGAGGCAATAGGAAATTTCTTAAAGGTAACATGGCCTGCTATATTGGGAGCATTTCTTATATTTTCGACAGGTCTTGGTGGTGTTATAGTAGGATTAATTGCATTAGTTGGCAAATTTTTACCAAGAATTGCAAAAACAATAGCAAGATTGGCAGCATCAAATCCGTTAGCTGCTGCAGCACTGGCAGGTGCAGGTTTATTTGCTGCTGGTGCGATTATTCCTAAAGTACTTCCAGGAACAGTTGACGCAGAAGAAAATAAAACTGAAGCAGCACCTGGAACTAATGAAGAGAAAATTGCAAAACTCAAAGAACAAAAAGAAAATTTAAATCTTCTTCAGAAAATGCAAGGAGTTGGGTCGGAGATTGATGAGCAAATTTATAGATTAGAAACTGGAGAAACGAAAGGATACTCTGGTGGGGGAATGGCAAGAGGAACTGATACTGTTCCTGCAATGCTAACTCCCGGAGAGTTTGTTATGTCTCGTGGAGCAGTGCAAGAGTATGGTGTAGATACTTTATCATCAATGAATGCAATGGGGGGTGGAACAAACCTTCCCAGAAGATTGAGTGGCATTACTTATGCTGCTGGTGGTGGGATGATTGATAAGAAAGAAACATTATCATCTTCCGAAGAAAGTAAGATGAAACAACGTCGTAATCGTAGAGGAAGACTCGTTGCTTCCTCAGTTGTTGGTAGGGATGATAAGGAAAAGAAAAAGAGTGGAGATGCTCATGGTTATGGTGCTATTCTTGATTTAATAGGTAAAAGAGAATCTGATTCTGTTGGTGGATTTAATGCAGTAAATCAAATTGGAACTGCTGGCGGTCATGGGGTTGATGGGTATAGTGGAGATTATAGAAAAGCACCATTTAATAAATCTGGCAAAGATTTAACTTCTATGTCTATTGCAGAAATTATGAAACTTCAACATGATGATGGTAATATGTCAAATGAAGAATGGAAGAAGTCTGGTAAGTTACATGCTGTTGGTCGATATCAAATTATTGGATCTACCTTAAAAGGATTGATTGATCAAGGTGTTGCAAGACCTGGAGATACTTTTAACGAAGCAACGCAAAATAAATTAGCAGCTGCTCTTGTCAAACAAACAAGAGGAAGTGTTGATGCTTTAAAATCAACTTGGATTGGTCTTCAACATGAAAGTGATAGTGCAGTTGCTGAGGCAATGGCAAAGGGTGGAAATAAAACTACTGGAGGATTTGCTCTTGGATCTGGAAGCGTTGCATCTGCGCCCGGATCTAGTGGTGGGTCTAGTGAGGGAGGGTCCACTGCAACCAAAAAGAAAGGAGCACTTGGTAGAATTATGGACCTATATGGTCTGGATATGGATGCCTTAGCAAAAGGATCTTCTAAAAATAAAAGTGCAACTGATAGACTATCAGCATTAACTGGACAGAATATCGCATCTTTAGGATCAAAACCATCACCATCTGCACCACCTGCACCATCTGCACCAGTAGGTCCTGTAGCACCAGTAGCACCAGTAGCACCATCCGCACCAGCTGCACCATCTGCACCATCTGCACCAG